ACTACGATGCCGATGATAAACACCTTGTTCGTCAATAGACAACCATTTGTGCCACATTTTTGAGGCAAGATCATAAGCCCAAGTAATGTCAATTGTCGGAAAAGTAACTACATAAAATTCATGCCCTTCAATTTGATATGAATAAGCTACGGCATCAGCGATATATTGCCCAGCCAAAGTTGCTTCAACAGCATGAGTTGATACCCGTTGAAATTGATAACCAACGATGCCGCCAATGATGGCTTGACCTCTCGCATCTTTGCTAACAAACAAAAATTGTTCTGCAAATCGAGCAATTGAGAATTTGGCAGCAATACCGTGTTGCAAAGATGTACCTGGTACTCTCTGAAATGGAAAAGATGTAATGCCGGTAATTAAGTTACCAACGTCAACCCATACTTCAGAAGTTGTTTCGCCCAACAAAAATACTTGTCGATGGTCAACAATCAACGCTACTAAGTTATCAGGTGCGCCATCTTTTGTTCCGTAATAAGCATTAATTGAGAATGGTGAACCTAAGTCACTAACAGCCCAATTTTGCGTGTTTGGTTGGTTATAAACAATGTAATTGTCTACAACGTCAACAATATTTGCACCTGTCCACGGGCCATCATCATTGCCTAATTGTGCAAAAGTGCTAGGTGAAACTATCCAATAATAACGATTTTCACCATCTGCAATGTACGCAGTTAATCCTTGTTGCGTCATTACGTTATCGGTAATTGAAACGTAACCAGTTGATGTTGTTAACGTTCCAAGAAAATAACTATTGTTGTTTGTGTCAATTGCATAAACAATATTGCCAACAACAATGACACAGTATTGACCGCCAGATAACGTATGCATCCCACGAACTGGCGCATTATTAAATTCAAATAATTTAGTTAACCCTGGCGTTCCATAGAGAGCAACCACGCCTCGATCACCAGGCTGCTTTAGCGGATCAATCTCAGGATAGAAATTAATGCACTCTTGTGCGTCTTGGTAAATACTAGGTGCTTCGTAAGATGGGCCAACAAAACCAAAATCAGGCATAGCCAATCCTTATCTAAAGAAACCGCCCGAAAGTATCCAACCGGCATCCCGCTGGCGGCCTACAAGCAACGCATCAGGATAACGTGCCGATTGGGTTGGGCGCATATTTGTGCGTTTGATAGTGGCTTTAGCTTGCGCTGCATAGCCGCTAATCATTGCGATCTGAATCTGATTAACTTTGCCATACATGGGCATTAAACGTTCAGCTAAACACCACCTGAGAGCCATCGAATAGCCCTGCGGCAAGTTAACGTTATCGTATAAAGTAACAAATCGGCTAAACAAGTTATTAGCAAACATATGTACTTCACCTTGGGATGGATTAGGCCATACATAAATGTTTCCTAAAATCTCGCTTGGTTGGTAATAGATTGCTTTAGGCCAAGGCCCACTCATTGTTTTTAAACCAATTGACTCATAGTTTTCAAGGTTCAATATAGCAATTGGGTAATCCAAACCGCCGTTAACAACTGGCTGACCATTGGAATTAGTATTGATTCGCACAAAGGCTGAATCAATCGTCAATGGTCGTTGATAGTAAGCATTGATAGTGGTTGATGCTACCGTCTGAGAAATGTTAACCGTATACGTTCCGGTTTCATTAACATTGCCGCCTGCGCCAGTTAAAAACCCGACAATGGTTGTGCCTGCCGTGATTCCTGTGCCAGATAAGGTTTGCCCCATCGACACAGCACCTTGACTAATTGCTGTGACCGTTAAAGTCGTACCTGAAATTGATCCGGTAATGACCGCACCGATCTGACCGCCTGGGCCGATAGTGTATTGAGTTTGCCCTGGCGTAATCGGGAATACGATTTCGTTCTTGTAGAACACCATCATATCTTCGTTTGACCATTGATCGACCATATCATTAAGCATATCAAAGGCATCTTGCGCTGCATCGGCAGTTGGGTTCTCACCCGCCTCAAGTGCGCCTATGTCTTTTAATGATCGGCTGACAATATCAATGGGTTGCATATTAAATCCTTGGTGTAAACACTTGCGGCATCCACGGTGCTACTGCCACATTTTGTTTTTTCAAAGCATCCAATTGTTTAATCAATTGCGCTTCAATAATATTTTGACCATCTTGCATAGATTCGTTTTTAATCCAATCTATGACCATTTCTTCTGTAATGTCAGCAAAAAGCGTTTTCAATATTTTGTCTGAAAATGTCCAATTGCCTTCAGTTTCAATAACATTTTCATCTTCTTTTAAAGTTGCATGATATTTGGCAGAAATCACCAATCCATTATCAGCTGCAATATCAAGAATCTTCCAAGCAATCATGCTGTTCTCTGTAAGAGATAATAATAATTACCCCCTGACAACAACGAACCGCCCATTGTTTGCCAAGTTCCTGTTAACACAGGTGTAAATCCTGATCCTGCAACAGATGTATTTGCAGCATATGAAGTAGCAGAATAAGCAAAAGCGTAAGAACCAACGGCATTGTAAACAGGCGCATTTGTAAATTCCAATGCTGTACCGTTTGACGTTAAAAATTGTCCTGCTGTTCCAACACTACCTAATCCAGTACCACCACTAGCAATATTTAATGTCCCACTTAATGTCACAGCACCAATTGATGCAGTTGCTGGAATTAACCCAGTTGTACCACCACTTATGGATGTAACTACGTTTTGACTACCAACCGTGCCAGAAATATTATCCCAAGTACCAATTTGTACATAAGAAGAATCTTGTAAAACAAATTTATATGCCAACCCAACAGTTAACCAAATTTCGTTTGGCACTCGACCATAAGCGTCTAAAACAATTGGATTTGTGTTTGCAATATTGCCTGCACTTGATGTGTAAGTTGCAGCTGGCGCAGTCGTTCCCGCAGCATAGGTATAAATCAAACCACCCGCTAAAGGTTGTCCAGTATTGCTAAAAAATTGCCAGCCCGCACCGGCAAATGCCGATAAATAGACATTAGACATTTTGTTCTACCCAAGACAATGTTTTTTCATCCCACACATATGTTTTACCGTCATCAGGCATTGCAACTGGCGATTCCCACAAGTAATCTGCACTCAATGTCCAACTTAGAAATGGTTGAGGTGCGTAAAAAACATCTTTTTGAGCGTCATAAGTGTAGCCAACGCCTGCGTAATTGCCTCGCAAAGGTGTGCCGCCTTTTGTATGTTTGTTGCCAACGGTGTTGTATGACGTTGCCAACCATGTGCCAGGTGATAAATCTACAAACGTGTCAAAAAATTCAGGCTCTGCAACAATAACTTGTGTCACCTTACCGTCTACTACTTTTGCAAAATGTCCCATGATGTTCCTTATGCGTTATAGGTTGAAGAACTAGTAAAGGTATGAATTGTGTAACCACCTGAGCTAGTCACCGTTCCGCCTGTGCCACGCTGTGAGCCGAGGTAAGCAATGATTACAATCCCAGATCCTCCTGCGCCACCGTTTGCGCCCGTTGCACCACCGCCACCGCCACCACCACCTGTATTAGCTGTGCCAGCTGTACCAACGGCATTGATACCGCCACTTCCACCGCCTCCGTTGCCACCGTTTGAACTGCCCGCAGAATCCATACCAGCACCACCGCCACCACTATAAAAAACAGCAGCACCGCTAATAGAATTTGACGTTCCAACACCGCCTGCACCACCAAAAGGTGAAATTGATGACCCAGCAGTTCCCGCAGCACCAGCACCACCGCCACCATTACCAAATCCAATAGTTGATCCAGCACCTGCGTTTCCTTGCCCCGCAGTCCCTGCACCGCCCGTACTTGGAGGAAATGAACCACCACCACCAGATCCTCCGGCAACGCCATTAGATGGAGTGCCACTAGCACCGTTGTTTCTACTACCGCCACCGCCCCCTCCAACTGCGGTTAACCCAAGAGCTGTAGTATTTACACCACTAGTCCCAGTTGCTGTTTGTGAAACGCTACCTGCGCCGCCTGCGCCAATCGTGATTGTGTATGCCGTTCCTGACGATAATGTAAGAGATGAAGATAAATTACCGCCAGCACCACCACCACCGCCATAAAATCCTTGTCCACCGCCACCGCCACCCGCTACAACAAGGTAATTAACCGAATAACCGGCAGGTTGACTAAATTGCAGCCACGATGATGTTGTTGTGTCATACCATTCAGGATTTTTAGTAGTGGAATTTTGCCGAATCATTCCTGAAACGGGTGTAGCAGGTCGTTGTGCTGTAGTTCCAACAGGCATCAAAATTGCTTGATTTGTCGTATCTGCAATAGCAAGAGTTCCATTTGCGGCAGGAACAGCTAAAGCAAAAGTTGATGCTGTATCTGTACCTGTCAGATTTGTTTGTCCACCAGATGCGCCTTGAAAAACGACTGATCCCATGATAATTCCTTATGGTGCAATAATAATTTGTGAGGCAGTAACCGCCCCTGTTGATGGGTTGTATTTTAATTTAGTTGATGATGTATATAAAGTGCTTAATGCCCCACTAGTTGCTGCGGTAAATGACAAATAACGCACAGCATTAGTGGTTGTATCATCTGTAATTGTTGCGCCACCACCAGTTGCAGCAATCGTAATTGATCCGGATGCATTAGTAATTGATATGCCAGAACCGGCAGTTAATGTCGATCTAGTAAATCCTGTACCATTTCCAATATCTAATGCGCCGTTTGCAGGCGTTGATGTAAGGCCCGTGCCGCCATAAGCCACAGCAAGAGTGCCTGCCGAAATATTAGACGCACTTAAAGCAGTTAAAGATGCGCCAGACCCACTAAACCCTGTAGCAGT